TCACCCGCCCTTCAATGCCTTCAGCACCTGCATCAGCCCATCGGAAAGCCACACGCCGAACCCGGTCCCGGCCATGGCCGCGCCGAGGATATAGCCCCGGCCGATCTGCTTGATCTTCTGGTATTCGGCAACGAACGCCTCGGTTTCTCCGAGGCGCTCTGACAGCGCCTTGTTTTGTTCGAGCAGGCGTTCGTTCTGATACTCAACATGGTTCAGCCGGTCGTGGATTTCCTCGTGGCCGCTGCGGTTTTCGTCCACCTTGCGGATCAGGGCATCGAGCTTGCCCTGAACCTCTCCCAGCTGACGCGCGATCTCGACCGTCATACCCTGCCCCGTTTACTTGATAACTGCTTTGAAGCCGGCGACGCCCGAGCCGATGTAGAACACCCACTTGACCATCGCGGCATAGGCGTCCTGCAATGCACCGGTCGGCAGGTCAAAGACCTGCTGATCCCCGAATACCCCCCTGAGATACGGGATACTGTCGATGACAACAGCCATTTCCCAAAGGATCAGCGGGCCGGCGACGGCGAACACCAGAACCCAGAAGAGCGGAAATGACAGCTTGGCCTTGTTGTAATCCGCCATGATGCGGGTTTCCTCGACCACCTGCCGCAGATATTCCGCCGTCAGTTCGGCCTGGATCCTCTCACGGTCGTTTTCACGTTCGGCCCGCTTGTCGATGAGCGTGATGGCGCGCTCGACAATGCCGCCCGCGCCAAGCTTGACCAGCCATGTGATTATGGTCGGAATCATACCTCCACCTCATGGCCCGTCAGCGTATTGATCCGGCGCGTGATCACATCGCGGTAGCGCCAGGCAAACCAGCCAACCGCGATGATGACAACACTGGTGACGATCCAGCCCACCGGCAGACCGGAAGCCCATGCGATGGCGCCGGAGGCGGCGGCCGAGGCACCGGATTTCTGTGCCGCATCCCTCAGCGCCTTCATATCGCGGCGCAGCTGGGCGATGGTGGCCGGGCCGATGATGCCGTCATTGATCAGATGCGGGTGGGCCATCTGGTAAGACAGAACAGCTTTGCGGGTGTTTTCACCGAACCAGCCGTCAATCGTGCCGGGATCGAAGCCGCGTTTCTTCAGCATTCCCTGCACATCGCGCACCACAGGATCGCCCGTTTCCGGTGCTGTGTCGGTTGCCTGACGCGGCACGCCTTCCGGTGCGCTCACAACGGTGTCGACGCCGGTATAGATGCCCTGTTCAAACAGCAGCGCCTCTTCCTTGCGCCGGCGCACGAGGCCGGGCAGGCGCTTGCCCTTGGAGGTGTTGTAGTGGCTGCCAAGATAGTCGGCCGCTGCCTTCAGCCTGCCAGCACGCCAAAGCTTTCCGAAGCGCCATTTGCTGACAATGCGGCCACCGAGATTGAAAGCGGCCGAGGTCGCAGCATCCATCTGGTATTGCGTCCGATCGGCAGGCGAGTTGGCAACAACCTCTTTGCCATAGCCGTTGTCGATGACCGTGCGCAGGATCCGGTCGGACTGTTCGGCGGTGATTTTCGTCCTGCCGGGAATGAGTTTTGTAATCCCGAGCTTTGCGAATTCGCGTCTGCAATAGGCAGAATTCATGGTGAATCCGGTCCCGATCGTCGGCGTGCCGGTCGGATCGAGATAGGCGGTCAGCGGATTGCCTTCATGAAGGCGCACGAAAGCGCGCCCACGGCTGGATACCGTGGTGATTTCCATGTTCGATTGTCCTTTGAGAAGAGTTAGTGCCGGTCAGTCCGGCCAGTAGCTGTCGTTTTCGTAATCGGCAGGGACCGGATCCATATCCTTGATCTGCCGGGCTGCCAGCACATGCGCCTGTTCATGTGCCAGAACGGCCTCACCGAGCGCGACCATGGCAGGTGCATCAAGCTTGTGTGTGGTGTTGTCTGCCGCGATCCATGCAAAGTCATAGTCCTGACCGTGCCAGCGATAGTCACCGGCAACCGCGCCTGCCTCTGTTGCAGATCGGGCAGATGCTGCCCAACGCGAGATCTTGTCGATATCGCCGGGGCGGGATTGGTAGACGACACCGCCGAACCGGAAGCCATCTGCAATGCGCCGGTCACGTTCGGCATCCACGGCGTTGCGCAACATGCGATTTTCTCGGCGTTCAACAAACGCCGCGACGGCATCCCGGTGCTGATTAAGCATGGCATGCAGATCATCCGGCGATGGGAAATCCGCATCAACGTTCCATTCGAGGATCACTGCCGAGCCGAGACGCCCGCCGGTATCATCATCAACGATATGACCGGTGCGGAAATCCCGACCTGGCTCAGAGCCAGGATAGGCAAGTGTCAGTAGAAAGCCGAGCGTATCGTGATCAAGGTCCGGATTGAGCGCATTGGCGCTGTCGGGCGTGATTGTTGTCGCCATTATTGATTCCTCGCATATTTGGCACGAACATAAATTTCTCTGACAGCCCAGTCCCAGTTCTGACAACGTAGCCCTGTAACGAACATCCCTCCCGAACAGTCAACTGTGTTACCGGAGGTCGTCACTGTACCGATTTCATAGGTGCCACTATCATGCTGGACACGGGCACCGGCGGTGGCCCGGCCGTTTACCCGGTCTTCGATGCGTTTACCGATAGCGGTGTAGGCATCTCCAGCACCCCAATTATTCCAAACCGAACCCACTGCATTGCCGTTTGTCTCGAAACGCGCAGCACCGACTTCAAAGTTCGTGTTACATCTCGCTCTGTTGAACCAGACAAAACCGTCCGAAAGGCGCACCCGGATCGCTCGCGTGTCATTCCATGCCCCATTCTGATCGCCAGAATTTGTGATCATCAGATAAATGTCAGTTGAATTCAGGTGCCAGAACACACCCCGGTCACCGTTCATCATTCGGAAGTTTCGATCGTTACTGGCCTTGATCTCACCGGTCACGGTGTCACCCGACTTTGCCACCGCCTCCAGCTTGTTGCGGGCCTCTGCTGCATCGCCTGCGGTCATCAGATCATTGGTGTAGTCTGTGCCACCGGCACTGACGAAATCATGGGCGTCAGGCTTCAGCTCCCCGATCACGACATCATCCGTGCCGTCATAGACGCAAAGCTTCCACGGGCTGGACGCTGTGCTGATCCACATGGTTCCGGCACTGGCATAGGATGGCCGCTCGACACCACTGTGCAATGTCAATGCGGCCTTGCGCCAGCTGTTGATATTGGCCGCCAACTGCGAACCGTTGGTGACGGTCGGATCAATCGTCACATTCTCATATTGCGTCATGAATGCACCTTTCCGTAGCCAACGGCCACATAGTCAAACGAGCGTTGAACCGACGCGCCGGACTGATCCTTGAACACGAGGTCAAACCCGCTCTCATCCTTGTTTGCGATTTCGTAAAAGTCGCCGAAGCGAAGGCCCTGCGCCGAGATCGAAACACCGGTCAGCCCGTAATAAGGCGGATCAAAATCAATCCGCTTTCCGGCAACAGGCACGATGATATTGTTGCCGCTCAGTATCCGGTCGGGCATATCGACCGTCAGTGCAGCCCGCGCAACAATTGGCGTGATGTTCTCATCCGCCGATGATAGCTGAAGCCGCATCTGATAGGCCCGTGCGGCCACATCGCCGGTCGCCGCCTCATGCCAGTCTGTCCAGACTGCATCAGAGGCGTCCGGATCATCATCCGTGGTGCGGATCTCCATTACGGCATTCCACTTCGACGGATCCGCCCCGACCATGCCATCGAGGTTGATCAGCAGCGGCCATTTATCCATCGTCTCATCCAGTTCCTGCCCATAGACAGACAGAACCGGCGTGATCCGCGATGTATAGACAGAGCCAAGATCAATGGTGCGGGCCGAGACATAGGTTCCGGCCTGGACCACGGCGTAGATATCATCTCCGGCATTTGCCAGCCGCAGGCCCGGTTCACCGGCAAAGCAATTATCCAGTGTCCCGGACCATGTCGGTTGCTCGACAAAGCGCTCAATCGCATTCGTCGGCGTTGCCCCGACCGTGGTCTGAATGAAGGTGGCAGACGGGCTTTCGATCCCCTGCCGGGTTACCGCCTTGATCAGGTAGGTTCCCGGCCGTGTCGGGATCTGCACACTGGTGGCGTCGACATGACCAAGCTGGGCACCGGACGAGCGCCACGTCACGCCCGTCATCTCCGGCGAATAGCGGATCACATAATGCGACAGGTTGAGTGCATCGACCGGCGACCATGTCAGTGTCGCCATATCCCCGATCACAGCAATGTTGAAGCGCGCGACATTGCCCGGTGGCGACAGAACACTCGACAGATAGATCGCTTCAAGCACCGTCCATTTTGATCGCTGATTGAGCGAGGAAAAGACGGAACGAACCCGGAAGCTGTAAACACCGGGGTCGAGGTCCTGCAGATCGATCGAGACACTGGTCGTTGAACCGACCGGCAGCCAGATCCCGCCCTGCTCACGATATTCGACCTCATAGAGCGTGGCCCGCGTATCATCCGGCGCCGACCAGCCGATGGTGACGGCCCCGCGCACGGAAACGCCGCCAGCCAGGTAAAGATATTCCGCAACATTGATATGCGACGGCGCCAGAAGCGGCCCGGTCGGATAGGTCGAGAACGATGGCGGTTCGAGCTGCAGTCCTTTCTCGACGCGATCCCATTTGGTTTCGTCATAGATCAGGGCCGAGACATCGAACTGGTGCTTGTCGTTTTCCGTGATCGACAGAACCCGGAATGGCCGTGGTGCCGCATCCGAGCCGGTCAGGATCCACATCGCACCGGCGACCGGTCTATCCGGCAGAGCTGCCGCCAGCGCCAGAACATCGCTTTCCCCTTCCCCGGTCGTAACCGCCCTGTCAGCCAGCGAACCATCCGGCATGACGGCCGTCAGCGTGTAGGCCTCGCCATCATTCAGCATCACCGGGGCATCGACCGTTATCGCCGTCAGATCATCGGAGACGGCCTTGATCCGCCCGCCATAGCGCACGCCGGCATAGGACGGATCGGCCACCAGCACGATATCGCCGGGCGCAACGTCGGCATGATCCAGTCCGGCGCGATAGGTCACCACTTCGGTCGAGTTTTGCTCTGTATCCAGCAGCCATGCGCCATAGCGATGTGCCTGCCCGCGCGAGCAACAGCCGATGGCCTGGATCTCTGTCTGCCGCGATCCATAGCGTGCAACCGCATCCGGATCCTCGACCACTTCGATCGCCGGCTTGTAGTTGTTCTCAGGATCGAACCAGCGGACCAGCACCTGCGTGTGGCGAGCCGAAAGCGCCGATCCCTGATAACTGAATGTGCCGTCCACCACATTGGCCTGCGATACCAGCTTGACCGGATCGGCCGGCTTGTCGCAGACGGCCGTCACCGCACCGGTGCCCCAATAGACCATGCCCCGGAACACACCGGCAAAGGCCGTCAGGACATTGATCGCCTCATCGCGCGAGGTGATCGCACCATTGAAAGTGTAGCGCGGTTCCTGCCCGCCAAAGCCATCATCGACCGGCTGGTCGCAATATTGCGCAATCTCGTAGAGCGCCCACTTCGACACCTGCCCGACATCGACATACTGGCCAAGGCCATAGCGGTCATTGACCACGAGGTCATAGAAGATCCATGCCGGGTTATCCGAGACAGCGCGTTTGAAGGTGCCATCCCAGACACCGGCATAGGACCGCGTTTCCGGGTCGTAGTTCGATGGCACGGCGATTTCGATACCGGACCAATCCACCGAGACGGTCGGGATCGCGCTGCCGCCGAATTCGGCCGCATCCAGCGTGACGCCGAGAATGGCGCTATCGGGATAGGTCAGCCGGTAGTCTTCGATGACCGTATAGGACGACCAGTAGGTCTGGTTGTTCGACGTGGTGCCGTTGGCGTCCTCGGAAAGCCGGCGCACGCGGATATACCACGGCCCTGCCCCGTCCAGCGGGACCCGGTAGGCCCGGACATAGGGCGAGGTGCACTTGCCCGAGATCGTATCGGTGCGCGCCTCCTGCCAAGTGCCATCCTCTGTGCGCCGATCGATGGCAATATCGACCGAATTCTCTTTGACATTGCCGTTATCGGGATCGGTATAGATCAGCTGCGGCACCTGAATGGAGACACGCACGGCCGTTGCCGACAGATTGGTGATCGCACGCGTTGCCGAAAGATCCTGTTTGATCTCGACGCCGACGCCCTGCTCGTTCTCGACAGCCGGAAATCCGGACAGGGCCGCCTGATCGGGAAAGCCATTGCGGGTCTCGAACGTACCGCCTTCGAAGTTGAAGGTGTCATCGCTGTTTTGCACCGGCACATCATCGAAATAGATCGACTTTGCGCCATCCTTCAGCCCGCCGGTCACGCCCTCGCTGACCAGAAACAAAAGCCGCATGGTCTGTTTCGAGCGCAGTGTGTTCGGGGCCTCGTTATAACCGCCCGAGCCGCCACCTTTGCCGCCCTTCCCGCCGCCCTGGCCGGAAATTCGCATATGTTGCATGATGTATTCCCGATAGATCAGAGTGCCACGTCTTCGGTGGAAAGCCCGGCGGCGATCAACACCGGCGAAACCCGGAATTTTTGGCCGTAGACAAGCGGCACGGGACCGCCTTCCGTGGTCACGTTGGCACCGCCGTTGAACAGGTAGGACGACTGGTCTTCCGCGTTCCCGGCCATCTTCGGAGCCGGTGACAGCATCTGGCCGAGGCCGCCCATTGCCATGGCAATGCCCAGCCCCTTCATTGCACCGCCGACCGTCGTGCCGAGAACGCCCACCCCTGTCAGCGAGGCAGGCATGAAGAATGCCGCCCCGATCAGGAAAACGCCGGCAATGACCTTGCCCAGCCCGCGATTGCCGGCGCCAGCCACCACCGGCACGATATGCAGATCTGCGCTGCCCAGCTGAAAGCCCAGCTCATCCGGGCCGAGCGCCATGCCCGTTTCCGGATCGCCACGCAGGACACGAAAGTTCCGGTCGGTGACATAGTCCCGAAACCCCGGCACCACAGCGGCCAGTGCCTCACCGGCCTCGCCCGCGCTGGAAACATCAAGGCGATAGGTCGGGGCAAATTCCCGCGCGAGTGCACCGTGAAGGTGGATGGTTCTTTTCATTATCTACCCAATACGTATTTTTATGCGCATAAAGCCTTGCAAGTTAGTTCGCATAGGCGTATATATATACGCATAAAAGGGATTGAATTGATGGACACCAACAGCCGCAAGATCATTAAGCACTTGGAAAACGATGGCTTCGAACTGGTGAAAGTCACAGGTTCCCACCACAAGTTCAAAAAGGGTGACAAGACCGTTACGGTGCCTCACCCCAAGAAGGACTTGCCAATCGGTACTGTGCGGAACATCTATAAACAGGCCGGTTGGCTGTAAGGAAAGGAAAGCGCCATGCGTTACTACATTGCAGTTGTTCATCAGGAAGGTGACAGCGCTTTTGGCGTACACTTCCCGGATGTTCCCGGTTGCTTTTCAGCCGCCGACCATATGGACGACCTTCTGGCCAATGCCAGTGAGGCACTGACGCTCCATCTGGAAGGGGAAGCCCTTCCAGATGCACGTTCGCTCGATGCTGTTCGCGCCGATGATGAAGTCGCCCATGACCTTGCCGAGGGCGCGTTTCTTCTGGCCGTTCCTTTGGTTCAGTTGAGTGGCCGGACCACGAAAGCCAACATCACCATGGATGCCGGCCTTTTGGCTGCCGTGGATCAGTATGCCAAGTCTCATGGCCTGACCCGCTCGGCATTTCTGGCCGATCTGGCGCGTCGTGAAATCGCTGGTTGACTGCACTTCGATACCGTAGCCAATGCGTAACCCGCTTCAGCCACGGCCCGACCGGCTCACGCCGTGACAGCCTGCCGTCGAGGTGATGCAGGCAAAGGCTGTTTTCCAGCAGAATACCGGAATGACACGGCACCTTTGAAACAAGCTGCATGAAGAACACATCACCGGGGCGGGCTTCACCGACATCGATCTGCCGAAAGCCCGCCTCTTCAAAATGATCGGCCAGAAGGCTTTCACCCTCTTCCCACCAGACCTTCGAGCGCGCAAAGTCCGGCAGACGGATACCGCGTTCCTGCCAATACCAGCTGCGCACAAGCCCGTAACAGTCAAAGACACCCGGCACGAATGACCGTCCCAGAAGCGGCGCGTCAAGGCAATGATCGCCCCACCACAAAACCGGCGTGGTCACCTCACCGTCACAGCTGACGATACCGAACGGAATGCCGGCAACAATCTGGATTTCCATATCAGCCCTTGAAGGGCAATGCGGGTGAAGCTTTGCATTGTGGCTGTGGATCACCGCCTCCGGCTGATAGTTCAGCCAGGTCTCGGCAGGCATTTCAAAGCTGTTTTCCGGATCCCCGGCAATGTTCGGTATCCGTTTATACTGGCCACCGGACACCACGCCGCAGGCTTCTTGCGGCCAGACCTCGAGCGCATGCGCACGGGCATCCCGCACGACATCATCGTCAAACATGATTGCTGCCTTCTCAGGTATTGGCTCGCCCGACACCGGGAAACGCCCGCGTCGGCAGATCGCCATGGCCGAAACGCTTCACACAGCCCGATTGCAAAAGCTTGCTGCAACGGTCCTCCGACCGCGCCACGCTGTTGCCCTTTGCATCGAAACAGGCCGAACCGGCATAAGGGCATGTTGCTTTCGAATAATCGAACGTGCCGGTCTCCGGATCAAAGCGCCGGTAGGTATGGGTGCAGGCACTCTGGATGACCTGCCGGCCCGGCAGCTTGCGCCCCTGTTGATCCATCGCGGCCGCCAGCGTCCATTCGATATAGACGCGGTTCTGGTTGGTCTTCTGCTCGATCCGATAGACATCGATGGGGAAATGCGCATCAGGATCCGCATCCTCCATTCCATCCAGAAACCGCCGGAAGGTGCGAATACGCCGAAACGTCGCCCCGACCAGATCGCCGAATTCGTTGACGACGGCAGACAATACGCCCGAGACATTCGCAACTTTCAGCGTCGGACGCGGCATGGTACCCTGCGAGGACATTTCCCAGCCGTCTGTTTCAATCGGGGTCGGTTCATAGACATGACCGCCGCAGGACACCGGTGCTTCTTCGAAGGCTGAGGACGTAAAGCGATAGATACCCCCGCCGATCACCGAGGCATCCAGTTCATAAAGATGGATGATGTCACCAACGGCAAGCGACTGCGCATTTTCGGAAATCAGGGTCATAGGTCGTAAACCCTCTCAATCGTCGCGTTGATCGTGTCATGACCGCTTCCACGAAAGCCGCGTTTCCACGTCTTGCAACGATAAAGCCGAGGCCTCGCATCACGCGGCGCTTTCCACTCAAAGGCACGATAACCACCATGTGCGCGAAAGAAGGTTTCGATCTGATCGGCCTGCGCAACAGACAGAACAGACCACACCGCATTGAACGTCACGCCTTCGGCATTCAGACCTGCTCCGGCGCGTTGGCTATAGCCATCACCGAAACTGCTTTCGAGCACGCGAAACTCTGTATCCCGCGTGCTTTCAACTGACGGAGGTTTCGGAGGATTGAATTTGTCTGCCATCAGAACGGCCCTCCGGCGAGCATGCCGCGTGCACGGCTGTTGTCCTGAATCCGCGCGTCGATGGCTGCATCGATCTGTTTTCGGAACGCGCGACCCATAGCGGCAGCATCCTTCGGATCCGTGCTTTCCGGGACCGTCACATTGATGTCGCCAATATTCACCGAATTTGACACCGAACCGCGCGATTGCACTGTCCGTAGGGCCTTCATCGGCAACCTTGGCAAAGCGGCATTGTGAACGATGCCGCCATCGGCGAGCTTCAGCCCTTCACCATTGTTGATCGCTTCCAGCAATGGCGCATACTTGCCTGCGGCCCTGGCATTGATAACGTATTCCCCATCGGAGAGCCACGCCGGTATCTTGTCGCCACGCGATCCACCGGGGCCGGTCAGGCTGCCGCCGCCCGTGGCGTCAATGCGTCCGCCTGTGGCGGCATGAACCGCACCACCATCCGCCTTGCCGATGCCACCGAAAATGGCACCAAAGAAGCTGCCAAGCCCCGGTCCGCCGGTATTGAACAAGTCGTTCAGCGCAAGATCGAGCAGTTTGTCACCCACCCGTCCGAGCGCATTGGTCAACGCATCTGCAGCGCTGACACCGCTCATCAGGTCGGAAACAAAACCGCCGGTTACTTCCTTGGCCGATGCCTTGAAGTCATCCACCGACTGGCGAAGATCTTCATTCTCACGGGCAGCCTTTTCCGCTGCAGCTGCAGCCTCGCCATAACCATGCGCCAGATCCTCGATAGCCTTGCGGAGATTGGCATCGACATTCAGGCCGGCAGCCTCGGCAGCGCTCAACAATTCATGCGCGGTCCGGGCCTTTTCCAGCGAATAGCCATAGTCCTCGACAAGAGGGTTGAGCGCCAGCTGCGCCTCTTTTTCGGCCATGAGAGACGCCGTGCGTTCCCGAATTGACTGCACGGCATTGTCATAGGCGTTTTCACTGCCACCGCCACCGCCACTCCCTCCAGCGCTTCTGCGGGCATTGGCTGCCAATGAGCTCTTGGCAAGATTGGCGATTTCATCATCAGGAAGGAAGCCGCCCTTGCCCTCGATGTCCTTCTTGATCCTGGCCTTTTCGCGATCCAGTGCCAGCTGATCTTTGGACAGGCTGTTCTGGCGCTCGATTTCGTCGGCATAGTCTTTGCCGATCTGAACCATTTTCTCGCCTTCAGAGCGGCTTTGGCTGTACTGCTCGTAAGCAGACACCTGACTGCCACTCAGTCCACCCGAAGCGCTGACATTGGCAGCATCCAGAAGTGTCATGAACTCCCGCGATTTATCGACAAGCTTCTGGAGCATTCCGAAGATCGGCGCCAGCTTGGCTATATAACCGGCGGCATCAGGGTTGGCGTCGGCCATCGTTTCAAGCGCGCGTCGCGCTTCGGCCGCGCCTTCTTTTGTGCCGTCGAAGTCATCGAGAATGTCAGCGATCGCCTCGCGCTGGTCGAGCGAGATGGGCATCGCCTGACTGAAGTCCAGCAAACTGTTGCGTGCTTCCTCGAGTTCACGTTTCAGGCCATTCACCTCGCTGGCGGCCTTTGCCCCGTTGAGGTTCTGGAGCTTCTGCGCCGTCCTTTCTGTCTGATAGGCAAGATCTGCGACCGGCTGAGAAACTTCTGTGGCCCGGATTTCCCGCATCTTGTTGATGACGTCCTGGAACCCGACGCGACCCCGCTCAAGATCGCGGGCCATGTCATGAATACCAAAGACAGCATTCAGATCGACCGAACCGCGTTCAAACTGGTGCGTCAGGTCCTTTGCCTTGTCGACAATACCGCCAAGAGCATCGTCGTCGCGGAACCAGCCGAGAAAGCCCTCGCCCATATTGCTCAGGCGGTCGTACTCGTCGGCAAGCATCTTCACCTTGCGGTAAATCTCGCCATCGCTGAGACCTTCGGCCGCTTCCGTTACACTTTCAAGCTTCGGTACGGCTTCCTCGGCAACAAGGCCCAGCCGTTTTAGTTCGGCATTGACGGCTTTGGTCCGGGCTTCTGCTTCCTGCGACTGGCGCGAATAAAGCGTCAGCGCTCCGACAAGCGTTCCGCCGATCAGCAGGCCAAGCGGCCCGGCCGCCGCGCTCATACCCCCGAGGGCCGTGGACAGGCTACCCGCAGCCATGGCCGAACGCATGGCGGCTGCAAATTTCGTCAACGCCGTGCCGGCAAGGCCAAGCTTGACCAGCATGCCCGCAATCGAGCGACCGACCAAAGCACCGGCGATCACACCGGCAAGTGCCAGAACCGTATCGGCCGTCTGATCGAAATTGTCAGCCAGAGCGTTAAGACCGGAAATAAGCCGCTGCGACGCTCCAAGGCTGCTATCCGTCTCACCGATATATTTGGTGAGCGCATTGTTCACTTTCGTGACGCCCTGCGCGATCGTCTGGGTCGAGTTCGCCGCCATCTTTTCGATGGTCGGGAATCCCCTCATGAAGGCGTCGAAGAACGCCCGCCCCGACACTTCCCCGTCACTGACCAGTTGCTTCAGCTTCGACACCGAGCCGCCGGCCTCATCGAGGCCATTGGCGACCGCGATCAGAATGGGCCGTGCGCCCTCGTTGATCGAATTGAATTCCTCAGCCTGGACACGGGCCGAGCCGAGCAACTGACCAAGCTGCGTCAGAGCACCGGAGGCTTCCGCCGCCGATTTGCCCTCAACCTTCAGCGCGGTGGCAATCCCATCGGTGAACTTGAGCAGCCGCGCCTGCGACTGCTGAAGGTTGTCATTGGCCTGCGACGCCTTGCCGAACAGATCGGCAAGCGCCGTGATCGGCGCGGCATTATCCTGAGCGCTTTGATACAGTGCATCAAGCGTTCGAACCTGATCCTGGCCGACAACGCCGGCAACAGCCAGCGCGTTCTTTGCTTCCGTCCAGGCGTCGGCATAGCGGGCGACTTCACGTACTGACAGCGCCGAGGCAAGCGCCGTCGTGGAATAGAGCAGCCCCTTGAACGCATTCGCCCCGAGGCCCTCAAGACGGCGGTCCATGGCAACGGCCTTTTTCTGGATCGCATTCAGGTGCTTGTTGGTGATGCCGTTGGCTTTGGCGAGCCGCTTTTCGTACTTGTTGACGTCAGCGGAAAGCTGCACGACAAGCTGTTCAAGGTCCGTGGCGGCCATGTATTCACCTTCGGACAACCAGAGGCTGTCCGCTTTTCTGTATCCAAAAATTGAGAAGAAGGGAGGCGCAAAGGGCGGCTATTGCCCTCTTTGAGTACCAGAAACGAACTGACCGTCACCTCAAACACACTTGAGGTCGCGCAGTGCAGAGCGCACTATTGCGAACCATTCTGAGGCGCTCAACCACAAATAAAGTTATGAATTCGATTTCGCAGACACTACGAAAGATTCTTATATCTGTGCGTACGGCCACAAAGCAAGAATGGGGAATAATAGTATTTTATCCTCTATTTCTTGCATTCTACCTTCTCGTTGTCGAGAAAGGAGATTATCACGGATACTCATATCAAAGATTGAAATCCATGATTTACACGATACCGATAGTTATCGTTGTAATAATTATTGTAAAAACCATATTTATATTTAGAAAATAACTAGAACATAAATACTCGTATTCAACTTCTAATCCAGCTCCTGAAGCCAGACCCAAATTTCTTCGGCCTGACCGTCTGTCAGCTTTGTCTGATCGTTTTCTTCGGCCGAATTGGCCTTGATGTAGCCGTCTAGCGCTGCAGAGAACTGCCAGACGCTCATGGCATTGACCTCTTGCGGGCTGAATCCCATTGCCGCGCCAGCGCCGTAGATTTTCGCCATGCGGATCTTGCCGTTTGGCAGATCATCAAGGCGTTCTTCAGCGCCAGCGCTGGTCACTCCCCCACGGTTTCATCCGGGGCACCGGCCAAACCGGCGAACACGATTGCCAAGGCGAGTGGGTGATTTTCAAGCGGCGGCCGATCCTTCACATAGCGACCGGCCAGCTTCAGAGCCTCTTTCGGCTCGATACCACCGCCGATCAGGCCAAGGCGGACGGTCTCGAAAACGTCTTCAATCTTCCAGTCACCGGATTGCAGGCGCGAAAGCAGCCGCATGGGGCCGCAATCGCACTTTTCCTGCAGTTCGGTGATTTGTCCGTAGCCGAGACGGAACGGATAAGTCCCGTCTCCAAAGGGCTGTTCAATCCGCGCGTCACGCATCAGGCGGCAACCCATTCGTTTTCGATGGCACCGGCGCTGTCCATCTGGATTGCAGACTTCACCTTCGGATCGCCGCTCTTTTCGCCGCTGATCTCAAAACTGGTGACGTGGAAGGGACCGGTCCATTTCATGGTGCCGGTCGAGTACTGGATCGAAAGCTCGCAGTTGATCGCCTCGGTACTGGCAAAAGCCGCCCACCACGGCTGGATGGACGAGGCTGCCAGAACGCCGTCACCGGAGACTGAGGCCGAGAGACTTTCGGCGTTGCGCTCCAGCCAGGTCACCTGATCTTCATCGTCACAATCGACCACCAACGTTTCGCCGGTATTCTTCGAAAAGGTCAGCGACTTCGAGGTCATCCCGCAGGGCTGTGCAAACACTTCCGGATCCGCGCCGTCGCCCAGCTTGATCAGCAGTTTGCCGAATGTCGTGGTTTTTGCTTCTGCCATTTTCCATAGCTCCAATATTCCGCCACCGCATATGACGGCTGGCGATTGCAGATTTCAGATTGTTGGGTGGTTTCAGCCGATCTCGACAAACGCCGTGAACGACAGGGCTGCATGGTTGGTGATGCCGTCCGGCTCCCGCATGATCCGGGTGGCGCGATGGTGAAGCGACAACAGCGCGTTGTCGGCAAGCCCGAGGCCTGCATCGTGAAAGCTACGCTTCACAGCGCCGGCGAGCTTCTTGACCTCGGCGGAACCGAAGGCTTCTCCAGCACCCTGAGACCAGCAATCGATCTGAATGCTGATTTCCTCACCGTCGATGCAGTCGGCATCATCCGGCAGGCTATCGCTCGGGCCCATGGAGATATAGGGAAAGGCCGGTTTCGGATCGGCGGGCACCCGGTCGAAGATGCGCGTGCCGGTGAACCGGGTAACATCCGGGGCAGTTTTCAACGCCGCAATGACCGCCCGGCTCAGTTCATAGTTTGGATCCATCAGTGACCTGCTGCGACCTGTTTGGCCGCCTTTGTGAGCGATCGGGATATGCGTGATTTCACGCGCCGGCGCTTGGCCCGGTAGGACACATAGAAGTAAGGTTGCGCCGTCATGTCCTGCCGGCCGAATTCCACCCATCGCGCCCAGAAGGCATCATCATCGCCAGCATAGATCGTGATGGTGAGTTCGGACCCGAGCTGGGATTTTACGGTGGCGGCAATACTTGCCCCTGTAGGGGTCCTGCCCCATGTCCAGCCGATGCTGTCGCGAAGCGCACCGCTGTCGACCGGGACAAGACTTTTCATAAGCGCGACAATCTCATCTGCAGATTGCTCCATCGCGGCCTTGATCAGCTTTTTCGCAACGACCGGCATGCGCTTCATCTTCCGTTCAAGAGCAGCACGCCCCTGAATTGTCGCACGCCGGGCCATCAGCTCGGCTCGCCTTCGGCAACCATCATCTCAACCCACCGGTTTTCATCATCGACATTGACCGGCGGCGCGGTGATCGCAAACACCCTGCCGGGCTTGCGGGCATCCACGATGCGCCAGTCCGCCGTCACTTCGGCGGCCTGTGTGCTGTGGCGGATACGGACCGTATAAGGCTGAACACCTTGCAGCCTTTCGGCCATGACCGTTTCCGTACCGTTGCGGGCAATCATCTGGGCACGCTGGGTAAAGACCGTTTCGAACTTACCGGCGACCGGATTGCCATAACCATCATCCGTGGCGCCGCGCTTTTGGAAATGCAGCCGGGACCGCAGCTGGCCGCCGCTATTCGCCGGCCGTGCCATTGTCAGCCTCCGCATTCATTCGCCGGGCCGCGCCCGCGTTCAAGGCAGTCTCAGCACAGGCTACCCGGACATTGTATGTACCGCCGGATCGATAGGCGATTGTGATTTTCGGCCGTTCCGGTGGCGACCACCGAAAAGGTTTATCAAAGACAAGCCAGACCATGGTTTCACCTATGCGTTCAGACGATAATTGCTCAGCAAGGACCAGAACCCGGAGCTGTCCGGCAATTCCGCAGTTATGGTGCCGGTGATGACCTGCTCCCGGTTTCGGTACCACGTGCCGATCAGCAACAGCATCGCCTGACAGACGGCGGCAGGCACTTCATCAAAGCCCGCGACCACATCAACGGCGATGCGGGATCCCGACTGAATGGCAGGCCACCGCTTGCCCGGCCTGATCACGATCGAGGCCCGCAGTCCTTCAAGGCGCGCTTCATAGGTGGATGGATCCAGAGTGCCGTCGATAGCGTCAGGCCCAACATAGCGTACTGCAACCACCTCTTTGACCGGCCCCACAGGCAGGCGCTGCAGGTCCCCGAAGCTATGGCAATGAAGCTTTATGGTCTTTTGCGTGACGACAAGCCCGGCAACCTGCTCGACATGATCGCAGGCAGTGGCGATCAGCCGCTGGATGAAACTGTCATCATCGTCAAAATCGACGGTCAGCTGTTCTTTCGCGGTCTCAAGCGACAGCGCTTCACCGTTAGATGGCGCGATTATAACCGGCTCTGACCATCCCATGCGGCTCATCGCCGGGTCTCCGATGCAGACGGCTTCACCATCGTGTTGAACCGCCGTTCACCCACCGGAACCGCCAACCCGGCCTTGATCAGAGTAACCGCCTTATCTTTCGGAAAGTCGCGCCGTTCACCGGGCGCAAGAATATAGTCCGGGCCGGTATATCCAGCCAGCATCTTGATTTCCATGATTGCACTCCATCGGAGAAGGTCGGCAGGCGCGATCAAGCGCCCGCCGTTTCAGCCTGAAAATCAGGAAGCCTTCATCTTGAGGTGTTTGACGGCATTGGCGTCGCCCAGCTCACCGTCGAAACGGATCAGACCGGCGATCCCCATGTCGGGCCAGAACCGCTCACGCATCACGCCAACAACCGGCACACCAACTTTCCGAACGAAATAGCGGGAAAAATCACCGAACAGCATCGGCTTGTTTCCCGCACCGATGTCGGGCATGGCCTGATTGATCGAGTATTTGCGACCATTGAAGTTGGCGGGGATCCCCGCCTGGACATCGCCCTTCTGCCAGAGATAGTTGCCGTCGCCGTCTTTCAGCTTACGGATCGCCAGAAGCGTGTTGTCGTTGAACATGTAACGGACCTTCGGGCTGCTCCGGTAGGCCGGATCGACCGAGTGCTCCAGCGCCATGATCTCATCGAATTTCAGGCTGGCAGCAGCGGCCGCCATCAATCCCTGACTGGAAGCCGTCAGAATGCCGTTCGGCGCGTTGGTGCCAGTACCCACCGTCAGCTGGCGGTTCGCGATGCGGCCGAGCCGTTCACCGATCAGAAAGCCGAGGAAGGATTCCATGTTGACGATGCCGTCCGTGTCGAGCTCGAAAGACCAGCGAACGAAGGGCGTGTTGTAGACATAGGCGTTCAGAAGCTTCTGCCCGAACTCAACGTCGCCGCTGCCGTCATCCTTCAGTTCCTCGCCTTCCGTGTGCAGATCGGCTTCATTGTCGGTGTCATCGACCGTCGGCACCTGAATGGGATTGCCGCCTGCCGTGTTCATGACCGTGGCCACCTCTTCATCGTACATCGGCCCCCAGGCCTTCATCGCCTTGATGATTTCGCCATGAAGCTCAGTCGGGACCGTGTAGCCACCGGCGGTATTGCTGCCGGTTGTCTGTGCGCGGTTTTCGAATTTCGCCGCCCCGGCCCGCAGAACATTGCGTTCCTCTGCCGTCAGATCGGAGATCTCGGTCCCGCAAATCACGCGGGCAAACACGTTGCGATATTCCGGCGAAGGATCTTCACCGCCAGCACCCCGTGTTTCGACATCATCGCCGGTCGGACGGTTGCGCGCACGGCGTTCTTCAGCACTGCGCTCGATTTCGAGCTGTCGTTCCTCGCGCTGGATCTGCTTTTCGAGCTTGTCATATTCGGCCATTGCCGTGTCATGTGCCGCTTCAAGCTCTGTCGCGCGGGCTTCATCGGTGTTGTCGTTGATCTGGTTGAGACGTTCACGGGCCTCTTCGGCAATCGTTTCCTGCCGCTGCCGCAACTCTTTGATGCGTTGCACCATTCTAGAGCTCCATTCTTGATTTTCAGTGAGGTGGTTCAGCGCTTGGCGGCCCGCCTTACGCCTTACTCCGCGATCTGAGATCGAGGGTCGCTTTCATCCGCAGCCGTCGGGCGGCTGCATGAAAATTGGTTCGGGCGCGGTCTTTTTTCGCCGCTTCGAGATCCCGCATTGCAAGCTGGGTGTCGTCATAGGCCGGGAAGGCCACGGCGCTGACTTCCATCAGGTCGGCTGCAATAATCGTCCGTTTCCACGGTTCGGCCGTTTCGTCCCATTCCTGTTTGACGACATGGAAGCCGAACGACATACCCGAGATATCACCGCGCTCAAGCAGGACTGCGAGGTCTCGCCCGTCTGTCGTTTCCGGCAGGTCGACTTCGACGCGCAGCCCCTTGTCATCTTCGGTGAGGCGCAACGTGCCGGCAGAAGTCCGGCCAATCACCCGCCCCGGATCATGATCAATCAGCGCCCGCACATCGTTGTTTTTCAAAGTGTCGGTGAAAGCACCCGGTGCGATACGCTCGACAAACAGGCCACCGATATCGGCATCACTGTTGAACAGCGCCGCATAACCGACAGCCGTCTTCGTGTCGCCGTCGGCCCGTATCTCGGGACGGCGGACGATCGCTCGCTTTAGCAGCGTCATATTCATTCTCCGGTGGTAGGTTCGCCCGAAACTGGAGCCGAGCTGGGAGAGACCGTGCCCAGCGGGACTGTCGCCCCCTGAATATAGAGGGTGTCGCCGTTCGGCTTGTTGGGCCGGTTTTCCTTCTCGCGCGCCTCGTTCGGCGTGAGAATGCCGGACTGGACACCGCGCGCCAGACCTTCAATCCGGCTCTTGAAGTCACCGCGCATCAACGCATCCAGATTGTGTTCCGCATATCGGGAATTGCGCATCTGCCCGAACAGTTTGAGATTGATTTCCTGCTCAAAATTGCGTGCCCATTGCGCAATGACGTGTTTGACCAGATGCAGGTCCTGCTGCTCCGAATTGTTCAGCGTGGCGTGGATCAGATCCTGCAGGAAAAGCGGTGGCAGATTGAACAACCGCGCAATTTCCTCAATTTGGAACCGGCGCGCCTCGGTCATCTGGCCTTTTGCCGGGTCAAACCCGACCTGCTTCAGCTCATAGCCCGGCGGAATGGAAAAGAAGCTGTCACCAAATTCACGGGCATAGTCGATAGCCCGATCGATATCATCTTTCGCGCGCTTCATGGCGTTCGCACCGGTCGGCATCGGACCGGTCAGGGCAAGCGGTGGGATACCGCCATTGGCAAAGAAGTTTGAGCCGTATTCGTTCATCGCCAGCGCCAGCTGGATCGCGTTCCGGCCGGTCGCGACCGGTGCATAGGAGGAAATCATGTCAGACTTTCGCAAGAATGCGATGTCGATCACGTCCTGCGCATCATAGGTTTTGCCCTCATAGGAATAGCTGACGCGCCCGCCGGTTCTGCGAATGGTCACCTTGCCCGGCTCCATCGGCCAGATCGCAACCACCGACCGCCCGGCCCGCTCAATCCATGACAGCGAGCGGCCGGACGTAAACACTTGCGACCAGCAATATTCCCGCCAGCTGTAACTGGTCCATTGCGGGTTGGGCGCTTCATTCAAAAGCGTCTGCACGCCACCCTTGATCTGGCTTGCGCCGTCCTTCCCGGTTTTGAAGGCATGAAGCGGCAGGTTTGCAAGGCTCCCTGAAAGGAAACTCACCGCCGCCGAGAACGCCGGAACGCGCATTGCATTCTCGATCGTCACGGATGGCAGGTTGCCCGACTTGATCCCGAAGAACTCAAGAAAGTTCGAAGCACTCACCTTGACCTTCGGGTCTTCGATATTCGCCGCACGAACCTCCCGACCGGGCTTTCTGCTGAATAGTCTCATGATTGCTTCACCAGCGTGTATTCCGGATCATCCCAGGGCGAGACCGGTTCCGGTTCTTCATCGGTCATCGCAAGCCCGATCCCCATGACCGTGGCGACAACACCGTCGATTTTGTCGAGTGAATGTTTCTTGTCCGGCACGTAGTTGAGGTTGACGTCAAACCGCACCGAGCAGTGCCCGGCCATCCATGCCAGAACCGGGTGGCCGCCGTGCTCGATATCCTGCGCAAAAACCAGCCGTTCAAATTCTTTGGTCGGCGCGCTGAGATTGGCCGTCGTCTGGCGCATATCGACCAGCAGTTCGGGATCCAGCCCCTCATGCTGCAGGTCCCCGATCAGCTTGCTGGTGCCCCATGGGTCATAGCCGATCCGCTCGACGTCGAAATGCGCACCGGCATCAAAGATGGCCCGCATCAGAAAGTTGAGATCGACAAAATCACCGGGCGTTGTTTCCAGCGCGCCGGTCTTCACCCAAGCATTCCAGTTGACCCGCTTGTCCTCCTGCGCCCGCCGTTCAAGCGTTTCCTCCGGAACCCAGAACCGGGGAATGACAACCCATTTGTCATTGTCCGCATCCGGCGGCAGGATTGCCACAAGCGCGGTCAGGTCATTGACCGACGACACATCGAAAGCCAGAAGCGCGCGCCGCCCCTTGTTTTCTTCCCATAGGCGCGACCACGATTTCGCGTCCGTAGTGCAGGCCTGCCATTTCGAACGTGGCAGCCAGCCACCGATCTGATCGACCCAGCGGTTGAGGTGGTAACACTGAAAGATCGCCTCTTGCGCCGGTCGGCCCTTGGCCTTGCGAAACTCCGTTTGCAGATAGTCCAGCGTCGGTGTCAGGCCGAGGCTGGGATTGGCCTTTCGCCAGATCGTCTCATCGGTCCAGTCGTCTTCATCTTCGATCCCGAAATAAACCACCAATGTCGACGGATCATCGATCTCGCCGCGCATGATCGAAAGCGATTCCTGAAACCACTCAAAACCCACGCGGTTTTCGCGACGGCCAGCGGTCGAGGCATAAAGCTCAATCGGCTGAAGCCTTGCGCCGGTCCCCTGCCGCAACGTGTCGGCAATTTCGGTGGACTTCCATTCGTGGATCTCATCACCCACCGTAACTGAGAACGGCGGTGCAAAAGTCGGCCACGGAAGCGGCGGAATAGACCGTCCGCGGGCGGAGTAAAATCCGTCCAC